AAGACATTCCTCAAAATTGGAGAGATGTGGAATTAGAAAATGAGGAGGTAAAATAATATGCACTACGTTTTATTCAAATCAAGAAATAGAGCTTATCTGGAAGAAATGAATAACAGAACCCATGATATGCCGGAGATTTATCAGGCAGTAAATGTTATGCAAAATACACCTTTTAAAATTAATACTAAGGTTTATCAGGTGGCTAATACAATATTTCATAATGGAAGTGTTGTAGGGAAATTACCTTCAACAGAAGATATACCTCTTCCTCCAAAACCTTTTGATATAGCAACCAATGAAGAAGCTAAGAAAAAATGGAAAAGAAAAGCGGCTCGTGTTTATTCAGAGAACGCTGAATTAAAATCTAAAAGATTGTTGATAGATAAGTTGCTCTGGGTAGCTTCAGAATATGACCAATATCCTGAGCATTATTATCCGATGCAGTATGATTTTAGAGGTCGAGTTACTTGTGTACCAATTTTTTTAAATTATCAGGGTAATGATTTGTCTAAAGCTTTATTATTATTTGCTAATGGCAAACCTTTAGGAACTCCGGAAGCTCTTGATAAGTTAAAAATTCACGGAGCTAATATGTATGGAGAAGATAAGATAACTTTAAAAGATAGGGTGAAATGGGTAAATGATAATGAAGAAGCAATATTAGCTTCAGCAAGAGACCCACATAATCATAATGATTTCTGGGCTAGACCTAGTGTTAGTGAACCTTATCAATTCTTAGCTTTTTGTTTTGAATATGAAGAATACATAACTTCAAGAAAAGGTTTAGATTTTGTAACTCATTTATCTTGTTTTAGTGATTGTACTAATTCAGGACTTCAAATTTTCTCAGCAATGTTAAGAGATGAAGTTGGTGGTAAAGCTACTAATTTAACTGTTGAATCTATACCTCAGGATGTTTACCGAGAAGTAGCTGATAAAACTTTAAAACATTTAAAAGAAATGCCTGATAGCCAACTTAAAAAGATGTGGTTTGACTATGGAATAAACCGGAAAACAACTAAAAAAGTTACGATGTGTGTTGTCTATGGCTTAACTCAATATAAAAGTAGAGCCTACATCGAAGAGCATTTAGAAGATATGATTGAAGAGGGTAATTCTTGTCCATTTGTTAAAGATAAAGAAGAATCTGAATTAACAGGTATACCTAGTATATATTCTGCAACTCATTATTTAATAAAATTAGTTTGGAAGTCTATTGGCGAAGTAATTATTTCAGCTAAAGAATGTATGGTCTGGCTTCAAAAAGTTTCAGTATTAGTTTCAAATAATGAATTACCAGTCACTTGGACTCTTCCAACTGGCTACATAGTCCAGATGAATTATAGGAAAATGAAAAAGCAGAGAGTCAATACCCGTATGGGTGAAACTATGAAAACTAAAAAAGTTACTATTCAATATGAAACAAATAAAATAGATTCGAAAAAGGTATCTTACGCAATTGCGCCTTGTCTGATTCATTCTTTAGATGGTGCAATTTTACAAAAGACAGTTACTTTAGCTTTAAGTAAAGGAATAAAATCTTTTGCTTGTGTTCACGATTCATTTGGAGTTTTAGCTCCGGATGTTCAACTTATAAATGATTGTGTGAGAAAATCTTTTTTTGATATTTTTAATAATGAAAATATATTAGAAAATTTCTGTAAAGAGATTACTCCTCAGATTGCAAAAAAGAACCAACATTTAATACCTAAGCTTCCTAAAATGAGAAACCTTGCTATTAGTGAAGTTCTTAAAAGTGACTATTTTTGTTCTTAAACTCCTACGCTAGAGGAATTATTAACCAGACACTTTACGACAATCTAACAATTGTCATTCCAATAATTACTAGGAGGTACATATAATGGAAAAACCAAAAACGTACACTTCTCCTTTTGGAAAAGCGATTTATCCGCATTTGACTAAAGCAGATGTGAAATGGAAGCCTGAAGGCGAATTTCACGTAGACTTAGAAGTTGATGCAGATAAAGCTCTCGAACTTGTTACTTTAATTGATAAGTGTGTAGAGAAAGCTTTAACCGAAGAGAAGAAAAAAGGTAAGAAAAAGGAACTTAAAAAAGCTCCTGTACCTTATAAAAAAGAAGATACTAAATATATCTTCAAATTTAAAATGAAGGCGAAAGGCACTAACTCTCGAACAGGAGAAGCCTTTACTCAAAGACCTGCAATTTTTGATAATGAATTAAAACCATTGAACAAAGATTTAATTGTCTGGGGTGGCTCAACTCTAAGAGTGAGCTTCTTTCCTAGAGAATGGTATACGCCTTTATTAGGTGCTGGTTGTTCTCTGAGAATGAAATCAGTACAAGTCAAAAATTTAGTTGAAGGCTCTATGAATGGCTCAAGTCAAGGATTTGAGAAAGTCGAGGGTGATAGCTCAACTAAGAATGAATCTGATGAAGAAGAAATTTCAAAAGAAAACAACTCTTCAGCAGACTTCTAAATTTAAAAGTAAACTTGAGGAAGAGTTTAATAAATTTCTCATACAAAAGAAAATCAACTTTCTTTATGAGAGCTTTACTATCTCTTACCTCAAGCCTTCTAAAGCTTCGAGGTATACGCCTGACTTTAAATGCTTATCAATAATATTTGAAACCAAAGGGTATTTCGTTACTGCTGATAGAAAAAAGCATTTACTTATCAAAGAGCAATATCCAAAATTAGATATTCGCTTCGTATTTTCTAATTCAAAAAATCGTATTGGAAAAAAATCAAAAACAACTTACGCAAAATGGTGTGAGCTTAAAGGATTTAAGTATCACTGTATTGCATCAACAAAGAAATTTTTACCAGACAACTGGATTAAAGAAATATTAAAAAATCAAAATGAGAAAAGAAACTAAATATATTATTATACATTGTTCAGCTACAAGGCCATCACAGGACATTGGTTTTGAAGAGATAGATAGATGGCATAGAGCTAGAGGCTGGCTTTCGTGTGGCTATCATAAAATAATTCGTAGAAAAAATGGAACGATTCAACAAGGAAGACCAGATGAAGAAGTTGGTGCTCATTGTCGTGGAAGAAATCATGACAGTATTGCAATTTGTATGATTGGAGGTGTTAAGGAAGATGACATCAAAGAATGGGAAGATAATTTTACAGGAGACCAATGGACAGCATTAAAAGAATTAATAATACAATTACATAACAAATATCCTGAGGCAGAAATTTGTGGACATTATAAATTTAGCGATACTAAGAAGTGTCCTTCATTTGACGTAGAAGAATGGAAGAAGATTGAGCTCGACTGGATAGAAGGCGATTTACTTCCAAATGATGAACGAGACTAATGAAGAAGCTACATTCCTTAATTATGAGCAGTGTCCTGAATGTAAGTCTAATCATCGTGACAATGCTGGCGATAATTTGGCTAGGTATTCAGATGGTCACGGGTACTGTTTTTCCTGCCAATACTTTGAAAAATCAGAAGACGAAGTAAATAACGAATTTCAAAAAAATACAAATATGATTACAGGTGAATATAAAAATTTAACTAAAAGAAGAATTGATGCAGATACGTGCAAAGTATTTGGTTATCAAATTGGTGAGTATAACAATCAGCCAGTTCATATAGCTCCATATTATAATAAGGAACACGAATTAATTGCTCAACATATTCGCTTCCCAGATAAAAAATTTATTTGGTTAGGCGATATGGAAGAGGTTTCTTTATTTGGAATTAATAAATGGAGAGATGGTGGAAAAATGGTTGTTGTTTCAGAAGGCGAAATTGATTGTATGTCAATTAGTAAAATTCAAGGCAATCGTTGGCCTACAGTTTCAGTACCAAGTGGAAGTGCTTCAGCGAAAAAATATATTAAGAAATCATTAGAGTGGTTAGAAAAATTTGAAAACGTAATATTTTTATATGATTCAGATGCCGCAGGAAAAAGAGCGGCTGTAGAATGTGCAAAATTACTTTCTCCTCGCAAGGCTAAGATAGGTAGACTGCCTCTTAAAGATGCTAATGAAATGCTAGTCAAAGAAAAGACTAGAGAAGTAGTTGATAGTATATGGGGTGCAACTACCTATACGCCTGAAGGAATTGTAGCAGGTAAAGATACTTGGGATTTATTAATCAGAGATGACAGTAAATATTCAACTCCTTACCTATGGGAAGGGTTAAATAATAAACTTAAAGGAATTAGAGTTGGAGAAATAGTTACTATTACTGCTGGCTCAGGAACCGGAAAAAGTCAAATCTGTCGTGAGATAGCTTATGATTTAATTACTAAGGGTAATACCATTGGTTATATTGC